ATGGCTAGTCAAGCAAGGAAACACAGAGGTTTCCGCACAGAGCGTGTTGTCGCACAGTACCTATCGACTGTATGGCAAGGCGCATGTGTGGGAAGGGGTAATGGTAAGGATGTTGTTAATGTTCCGTTCGATGTTGAAGTCAAAGCCCGTGCTGGATTTCAACCTCTAGCTTACTTAAAACAACTGAAAGCTCGGACAGCCATTTCGGGGGAATTAGGCTTCGGAGTTATTAGACTCAACGGACAAGGTGAAGATGCGCGTGAGTATGCCGCCATCATCCGTCTAGAGGATCTCTTACCATTGCTTCAATTAAAGTATGGTCATCTATCCAGCGAACCTACAGAAGCAGACATTGACCGCTGCACAGGCTGTGGGTCTTACATGATAAAGAGGTGCTTAACTTGCCAGCCTACGACTACAAATGCACACGATGCAATCTTAGTCAAGAGATCTATCACGGATGGCACGATAGACCAATAATCCCATGCACCTATTGCAATGAGCCAATGATTAAGTTAATTGCAGCTACTCCAGCAGTATTTAAGGGTAAGGGCTTCTACAGTACGGACAAATAGTTATCCACAGAAGTTATCCACAGGGGGTAATCATGAGAACGACACGCGGTCTGAACAGGACTTTTATAAATGGATTTGACATCAATGGTACGCTCACTAGGCAGAGCCTCTCAAAGGCTCAACCCGAGCCGCTTAGGCGGATAGCTCGGGGGGTGCTAGTAGCTATTGGGATAGCTCTATGCTTTATGCCTGAAGCAGGTGGATCTAAACCAATGCAATTTGTTACCTATAAAGAGTATGCATTACATCTATTACATTATGACTATAAGCAGTATTCATGTCTTACTAAGCTCTATGGTAAAGAGAGTGCATGGAATCCTAAAGCAGCTAATGGATCTCACTATGGAATACCACAGGGTAAGAGCGAGTGGCTTAAAGACCAAGATGGTTATGCTCAGGTACGATGGGGCTTATCATACATAGAGCACAGATACTCAACACCATGTAGAGCTTATGAGCATTGGAAGTTAATGAATTGGCATTAGATCTAGAAGCAACTGTTCAATGTAGTGGATGTCTTTCAGAGACACCAGAGTCAGAGCTATTACAAGTCTATGCATGGTGGGTATGTGGCAAGTGTTATGATCAGATAACATGGCACTAAATCAAAGACGGGTTAATGACCCTAGAGACAGCAGACGATGGCGTGCATTCCGCCTGACGATACTGGCAAGGGATAACTATACCTGTGCCTACTGTCAAGGCGATGCTACGACTGTGGATCATGTGCTGAGTATCAAGCACGCACCTGACCAAGCCTTTAATCCTGAGAACTGTGTTAGTGCGTGCCAGTCGTGCAACAGCGCGAAAGGATCACGCTCACAGGCTGTTTTTTTAGGTAAGAGGTTCACCCCCCCTGTCTTTTCGAACTGTCTCTCTCCGACACAGTCCGAGCCAGTCCAAGACAGTCCTTTTAAGTCCAGACCCGATCCGATTCGATGACAACTAAAACCAGAAAGCCCAAGAAGCTGGTTGGGGATTTAACACCACGCCTTCACAGCCCGTGGCTAAAGGGCAAAACTAAAGGCGATCAGGTTGCAGAGCTTGCAGAGCGCATAGGTCAGCCACTTCTGGAATGGCAAAAGATAATCTTGAACGATTTATGCTCTGTGGACAAAGATGATCAGTTCATCCGTAAGACAAGCCTGTTGCTGATTGCTAGGCAGTCAGGAAAGAGCCATCTTGCAAGAATGCGTGCGTTAGCAGGGTTATTCTGCTTCGGTGAGAAGGACATCCTGATCATGTCCTCTAACAGAGCTATGGCAATGAAGTCCTTTAACATCATGGCAGACATCATCGAGCGTAACGACTTTCTCAGAGTGCAGCTAAAGGATGGAGACATCAAGAAAGGCATCCGCAGGACTAATGGCGATGAGCGCATCATCCTTGCATCTGGAGCACAGTTAGAAGTGGCAGCGGCAACCTCTGACGGAGCGCGTGGGCGCACCTGTGACTTCCTCTGGATCGATGAGCTGCGCGAGGTCTCTGAAGCCGCAATGGATGCTGCTAAGAGCGTTACCTTAGCGCGTAAGAATAGCCAGCGATTATTCACGAGCAATGCAGGTGATGCGTTTAGTAAAGTGCTCAACGATCTGCACGAAGCCTGCCTAAATAAGCCACCTAAGAGCTTAGGCTTCTACGAATACAGCGCACCTGACTTCTGTGACATCTGGGATCGTAAAGCATGGGCAATGGCTAACCCGTCTTTGGGTCATCTGATCAGCGAGGAAGCAATCGAGGAAACTATTGCATCTTCAACAATGGAAGCTGCAAGAACCGAGACCTTATGCCAATGGATCTCCAGCTTGTCCTGTCCGTTTAGCACAGAGGTACTTGAAAACTCATCTGACAGCACTCTAGAAATGACTGTAGGTGCTTATACAGTATTCGGCTTCGATGTCTCACCGAGTAGGCGCAATGGGTCTCTCGTTGCAGGTCAATTGCTTCCAGATGGCAGAATCGGCATTGGAATCATGGAGACCTACAGCTCACAGGTTGCCATTGACGAGTTAAAGATGGCTGCAAGCATCAAGTCATGGGTGGATCTGTATAAACCGCGCCTTGTCTGCTTTGACAAATACGCCACACAAACTATTGCGGACAGGCTCTCCAATTCAGGCGTTATTGTGGAAGATGTGTCAGGTCAGCAGTTCTATAAGGCGTGCGGTGACTTGCTAGAAGGATTGACTAACCTGCGCGTTGTCCACAATGGGTCTAAGGAATTGATCGAGCAGTTTACAAACACAGCTGCTAAAACTAACGATTCTTCGTGGAGATTGATTAGGCGAAAAAGTGCTGGAGACATCTCTGCCCCTATCGGCTTAGCAATGGTCGTAAGTAAGTTAATGCTTCCTCAACCTAAGCCGCAGATTTATGGTTAGACACACCCATAGCACATTGTCTAATTGCTTGACAAATGCTATAGTTTCTGTCTATGGGTCTATTTCGCAAAACTGAAGCAATCTCTGACGATAAGCGTTCATCGCTTTTAGCGCAATACGCCCCTTCTATTATGGGTGAGAATCTTAATTCGCTCTATAACTACATCATGCCGCGAGTCAATCGCAATGAAGCAATGTCAGTTCCATCCGTAGCTCGTTGCCGCAATTTACTCTCAGGCGTTATCGGTGGACTACCACTTAATCTCTATCGAGTTTCAACAGGTGAAGAATTAGGCAATCCAGTCTGGGTTGATCAACCAGCAATCAATCAGCCACGCTCTGTAACAATGGCGTGGACTGTTGATTCATTGCTTATGTACGGAGTTGCTTATTGGCAGGTCACAGAAGTCTATGCAGAAGATGGCAGACCTTCTCGCTTCCAATGGATTCCGAATGTCAAGGTTACATTTACGACAGACCTTTATGGAATGACTGTCACTCAATACTTTATCGATGCTGTTGCTGTACCTATGTCAGGTCTGGGTTCAATCGTAACCTTCCAATCATTCGATGAAGGCATTCTAGAACGCGGATCTGAAACAATTAGAGCTGCAATCGATCTTCGTAAGGCAGCCGTCTTGTCAGCCAGCACGCCTATGCCAAGTGGGGTGTTACGGAACAACGGGGCTGACCTAGATCCTAAAGAGATTGCTGGACTTCTTGCAGCATGGAAGAACGCTAGACAAAATCGTTCAACTGCTTACTTAACTTCGACTTTGGAATACCAACCAACATCATTCTCACCTAAAGACATGATGTATGACGAAGCACAGCAATTCTTGGCAACTGAGATTGCTCGTCTATGTTCGATTCCAGCTTATCTTCTCAGCGCAGAAGCGAACACATCGATGACTTATGCGAATGTCCTAGATGAGCGCAAGCAATTCTTCTCTCTAAGCCTTGCGCCTTATGTAAATGCAATTCAGGATCGTTTATCAATGGATGACATTACTGCTCGTGGTAATGCAGTTCGCTTTGATGTCGATTCATCATTCCTAGCAACTGAACCAATGGAACGCTTGCTAGTAATTGAGAAGATGTTATCTCTGGGCTTGATCACAATTGAACAAGCTATGGAGATGGAAAATCTAACGCCTAACGGCAGCGAAGGAATCCAATAATGGAAAACCAAGTAATCACCTTCACAGCAGGGCTTATTGCCAATGTTGAAGAACGCTTAATCTCAGGCAAGATCGTGCCAGCAGGTACAGGCGAAGTAGGTAACACTTCAGCGGGTAAGGTCGTATTCGAGAAGGGCGCAATCGCACTTCCAGAAGATCCTAAGACTGTCAAGTTACTTAATCAGCATGACTCACGCCAGCCACTAGGCAAGGCAACACAATTCACAGAGCAAGAAGATGGCATCTATGCATCATTCAAAGTATCACGATCTAATCGTGGATCAGAAGCTCTAATCCTTGCAGAAGAAGGATTGCAATCAGGTCTTTCAGTAGGCGTAGAGGTAATTAAGTCAAAGCAAAAAGGCAATGTGATGTTCGTATCCGCTGCCAAGTTGCTAGAGGTTTCATTGGTAACAGAGCCAGCATTTAAGTCTGCTCAGGTTATCGATGTAGCTGCTGAGGAAAATCCAGAAGCAGTAGAAGAAGAAATCACACCAACAGAAAGCGAGACAGCTGTGGAGAATACTCCAGAGACAGTTGCAGCACCAGCAGTAGAAGCAGCAGCGGTTGAAGCTGCTCGCCCAACTGTAGTGACAGCAACTACATTCGTGCGCGAGCGCGTAGCACCAATCACTTCAGCACAATACTTAGAAGCTAACATCAAGGCAGCACTTGGTGATGACGAAGCACGCCGCGTAGTTCGCGCAGCAGATGACTCAACATCAACAAACACAGGCTTGACACTTGCACCACACCTAGACACATTCATCACAGATACATTTACTGGACGACCAGCATTTGAGGCTGCAACCAGATCAGCTCTCTTGCCATCTGGAATGTCATTTACTGTGCCCCGCCTTTATACAAATGCGAGCACTCCAGATGTTGCACCAACAACTGCAGACACTAATGAAGGTGCAGCACCATCTGAGACAGGCATGACTTCAAGTTATGACACTATCGACATCAACAAGTTCAGTGCGCTAAACCGCGTAAGCTTCGAGCTCATCGACCGCAGCCAGCCTGCATTCATGGAACTTTTGATGGCTGAACTTCGTAAATCTTACGAGAAGGCAACAGATGCAGCACTTCTAGCAGCTTATGTTTCAGCAGGAACAACTGCAGCAACTACAGCAGCAACAGCAGCTGGATTGCAATCATTCATTTCAGTAGAAGGCGCAGCAGCTTACAAGGGTACAGGTGGAGACTTCGCTAACAAGCTAGTTGCTTCAACTGACGCTTGGGCAGCAATCGCTGGTTTCGCAGATTCAACTGGTCGTGCGCTGTACTCAGCACAGGGTGCAACACAGAACGCTTCAGGTTCAGCAGTAGCTTCATCTGTTCGCGGAAACATTCTTGGCACAGACCTCATTGTGGATCACAACATCACAACATCTGGCGTAGTCGATAACTCAATGTTCCTTGTCGCGCCATCTTCAGTCTATGTCTGGGAATCACCACAAACACAGCTTCGTGTCAATGTTTTGACATCAGGCGAAATCGAAATCAACCTTTACGGATACCTAGCAATCTATCTTGCTAAGTCAGGTAAGGGCGTTCGTAAGTTCAACCTAACTTAATAGGTTACTAAGTCGCTCTAGGGGGTCAGTAGCCCTCTGATCCCCTAGAGTCTTACGAAAGGAAAAGCAATGGCATTAACAACAGTCGCAGAACTCCG